ATATACAGACATTAGATACGATTATAATTTACCTAGTGGTTTTGGTGGTGGTTTAACTTTATTACAAACAAACACAATAACGTCAGGTGTTTCTTCTTCATCATTTACAAGTGGGATTGATAGTACATATCGGACTTATATGTTTAAGTTTATCAATTTACATTTTTCAAATCAAGACGAAGCGTTTTTTTTAAATTTTAGAGATGGTGGAAGTGCTTTTGATGCTACAAAAACTACAACTTTCTTTTTTGGTCAGCATAAAGAAGATGGTACAAGTGGTGCATTAAGTTATGATAGTGATAGAGATTTAGCACAAAGCACAGGTGGTCACTTTTTACATTTAACTACACTTACAGATAATGATGCGTCTTATTCAGGTGAAATGTATTTGTTTTCTCCGTCTAGCACCACGTTCGTGAAGCACTTTATAGCAAGAGTTCAAGGTATGAGTGGCTCACCTAAAACTGTTGATGCTTTTACTGCTGGATATGCTAATGTAACTGCCGCTATTGATGGAGTACAATTTTCTGCATCTGCTGGAACAATAGATTCAGGAACAATCAAAATGTATGGGATAGCATAATGACAGTATATTCTAATTTAAAATACGATCACCCATTTTCATCTAACGCAACAGGCACAGGTGCTTTAACAAAAATATCTAGCCAAACTGCAAGTAGTTCAGCTTCATTAAGTTTTACGACAGGCATAGACAGTACGTATAAAGAATATATTTTTAAATTGATTAATATACACCCACAAACAGATGGTGCAGATTTTACTTTTAATTTTTCTATTGATAGTGGAAGTAACTATAACGTAACTAAAACATCAACTATTTTTCAATCATATCAAAGTGAAGGTGGTGCAAATCCAACACTTAATTATGATTCTAGTAGAGACTTAGCACAATCAACTGCTTATCAAGTTATTATGCAAGATCCTGGAAATGATGATGATCAAAGTGGATCAGGAACAATATATTTATTTTCACCCTCTGATACAACTTTTGTTAAACATTTTATTTCTGATACTAATGAATATCAAGGATCAGATTATACAGTTAGAAAATTTTTAGCTGGTTACTGTAATACTACATCAGCTATTGATGCTGTTGATTTCAAATTTGCATCAGGCAACATTGATAGTGGAACTATAATAATGTATGGAGTATCATAATGGCTTTAAACTTTTGTAACAACAATTCCTTATCAGCAATCACAGCAATACCATCAGGTATTAGTGGTGGTGCTTTAAATTTAATATCTACACAGACAGCTAGTAGTAGTGCTAATTTATCTTTTACAAGTGGAATAAACAGTACGTACAAGGAATATATCTTTAAATTTTATAATATTCACCCATCTACTACTGCTAATTTTACATTCCAAGTAAATGCTTCTGGACAAGCAGGATTTAATGAAACTATAACAAGTACAGCATTTAGAGCACAACATACGGAAAGTGGTTCAACTGCAAGTCTTGATTATAAAACTAATATAGATCAAGCACAAGGCACATCATATCAAGTTATGGCAGAACAAATAAGCACTGGAAATGATGAAAGTTGTTCAGGAACACTTCATTTATTTGAACCATCATCTACAACATTTGTTAAACATTTTATAACAAATTTGAGTGCATATATGGATTCAGCAACATCACACAATTATTTTACTGCTGGTTATATAAACACTACATCAGCAATTACAGAAATAGACTTTAAAATGTCGTCAGGAAACATTGATAGTGGAGTTATAAAATTATATGGCATTAGTTAAATACAATAACAATTCTATAAGTGCTATTACTGCGGCAGCAAGTATTCCTAGTGGTAGTATGGTTTTAATTAGTACCAATACAGTATCTTCAGGAGTATCATCAGTTTCAATTACATCAGGAATAGACAGCACATATAGTACATATATGGTTAAATACATTAATCTTCATTCAGCTAGTAATAATGTTCAACCACAAATAAATTTTTCAATAGATGGTGGTAGTAATTATAATGTTACAAAGACCACAACAAGTTTTTATGCTAATCATACTGAAGCTGCTGGTGGTGCTGGTATAGGATATTCATCAGGCGAAGATTTAGCACAATCTACTGCATATCAAAATATTGGTGAAAATTTTAAAAATGATAATGATAGTGGTGGTTGTTTTACAATGTTTTTATTTTCACCATCTAATACAACTTTTGTTAAACATTTTTTAATTGAAACTGTTCACATGGCAACTAACCCAGCAGCAAAAAGAGATTTTATAGCTGGTTATTGTAATACTACTTCTGCTGTTAATGCTATTAATTTTAAAATGTCTAGTGGAAATATAGATAGCATGATTTTAAAATTATACGGATTAAAGGAAAGTTAATATGGCATTAGTTAAACTAAATAATAATGGTGTAAAGAACGCAACTGCTTTTGGTAGCATAACAGGACTTGGTAATTTAGTTTTTATATCAAGATCAACGGCTAGTTCATCATCAAGTTTAAGCATTACATCAGGTATTAATAGCACTTATAAGGAATATATATTTGTTTTTAACAATATTCACCCATCAACAGATGATACAAATTTTCAATTTAATTTAAGTACAGATAGTGGCTCAAATTATAATGTTGCTAAAACAACTACTTATTTTTATGCTAGTCATAATGAGGGTGACTCAAGTACAGCTTTATCTTATTATACCGCACAAGATTTAGCACAAGGAACTGGTTTTCAAAATTTATTTACAGGAGTGGGTACGGATAATGACCAGTCAGGATCAGGATATTTACATTTATTTAATCCATCTTCTACTACTTTTGTAAAACATTTTATAGCCAGATGTCAGCATTATATGTACATAGATTATTCACAAGAATATTACACAACAGGGTATGGTAATACAACAAGTGCAGTTGATGCTGTAAGATTTCAAATGAGTTCAGGAAATATAGATTCAGGTACAATAGATATGTATGGAGTTAAATAAAAAATTATGATACTAACACAAACACAAGGAGAACAATATGCCAAGATATAAAATGGTCAACGGTGAAAGAATCCAATTCACGGCAGCTGAAGAAACAGCTAGAGATGCTGAAGAAGCAGCTTGGGCTGATGGTGCTGTAGCAAGAGCACAAGCTAGCCTAAGAGCTAAAAGAAATCAGCTTCTAGCAGAGACAGACTTTTATGCTTTATCTGATGTTACTATGTCATCTGACATGACAACATACAGACAAAATTTAAGAGATCTGCCTGATGGAAAAGACACTGTTGAAAAATGTGAAAATGCTACATGGCCAACTAAACCATAGTTAAATGGCTAAACGCAAGTCCCTCATAGGCGTTAACAATTTTGTAAAAGAAACTAAAAAGAAACGACCTGGGAAACACAGTAAAAAATATAATAAACGAGTGCCCAAGAGATCTAAAAATAGAGGACAAGGAAAATAATCAATGGCTACACCAGACGAAACACAACTACAAAAGGGTGCAATAGCACCTTCGCAGACAGAACAAACTGGTTCGCAAAAGGCAGTTGCATTAATTGATAATTTAATTAGTTCACCTAGTTTACCTACAGGTACAACTATAAATCCACAACTACAGAATGTGGCAACTAATGAATTAATGGCAACAAGTGGGCTTACAGGAACTACTGCGGCTGCAGTGCCAACTGCTCCAACAGCCCCAACTATAGCTGCCCCAAGCACTATAACAGGAACTAGTATAACAGCCCCTACAGCACAAACTGCTGCAACTATTACACCTTCTACAGTTACATCATTAACACCTACAATGACAGCTGCAACAGGTACGGTTACTCAACCAATGACTGCAGCAACAGGTACAATTACATCTGACGCAACAGTTAAAGGTCAATTATCAAGTTTACAAACTGAAGTTGAAACTGCATTAGCTTCTGGTAATCCATTACCAGTATGGGCAAGAGGTGCTGCAAAAGCAACTAATGCTGCAATGGCTAATAGAGGTTTAAGTGCAAGTTCAATGGCTGCTGAAGCATTGGCTGAAGGTATTATGAATTCTGCTATACCAATAGCAAAAGCAGATGCTGATACTTATAAGCAAATGATATTTCAAAACTTGTCTAATAATCAGCAAGCAGCAATTACAAACGCACAAGCATATCTACAAATGGATATGGCTAATCTTTCTAATCAACAGCAAGCTAATTTACAAAATTTAAATACAAGACAAAACTTTATTTTATCAGATCAAGCTGCAGCTAATGCAGCATTTCAATTTAATGCAACTAGCCAAAATCAAGTTAATCAATTTTATGATAAACTAAGTGCAACTATATCTGATCAAAATGCTGTTAGAATAGATGCAATGAAAAAATTTGCAGAAGCAGAAAGAGCAAAAGTAAATGCATTAAATGCTCAAAATACAATTGCAGTTAATGAAGCAAATGCAAAAAGAGAAGATACCATAAATAGATTTAATGCACAATTAGAAAATCAAAGACAACAATTTAATATTCAAAATCAAAGAGAGATAGATCAATCAAATGTTGTTTGGAGAAGAAGTATTAACACAGCTAACACAGCAGCAGTAAATGCAGCTAACCAAGTTAATGCACAAAACCTATTAAACTTATCTAACTTTGGATTGTCAGCACTATGGCAACAATGGAGAGATGAAGCATCATGGGTAAACACTTCTTCAGAAAATAGCGAAAATAGAAATCATAACTTAGCAATGGCAGCACTAGAAAGATCTACTGCTGTTGATCTACAAAACAAAGCATCTAAAGATGCAATGTATCAGATGATTGGTAAGTTTGGTTTTGATCTATTATTAGGATAAGGAGAATAAATGAGTATAAGTAAAATGTTTAAAGGTGCAGTTTCATCAGCAGCAACATGGGTTGGTGGTGCAATTGGTGGAGCTGTAGGCGGACCGACTGGAGCTAAAATAGGTGCTGGTATTGGTACAGCATTAGGAAGTAAAATATCAAGCTATGGGGGTGGAGGTGGAGAGTTTCAACCTATGAGCACACAAGTACAAGTACCAAGTTTTGGAAGAGGTTTACCAACAATGAGACCAGGAATGGGTAAGTATGTACCTGGCCCTAAAGTTGTAGATGCTGAAACATTAAATAAAATGTGGGAAGCTAGATTAAGTAGTTATATGGCAACTGCTGCTAAATTTGATAGAACTACAGAAGTATCAAGACTAATTAGGAGTTTAAAAGCATAATGAGAGAATTTGAAGAAGGCATAGGTAATCCATTTGATACACCAGTACCTGGTCAAAGTTTAACAGATACTCCAGGTAATTATCCTTGGGAACATTCACCACTTATAACTGATCCTGAACAAGCTACAGAATTTATTTGGGATAGATTACATAAACCAGAATTTGCAGAACAAGTTATTGCTATGCTAGATGCAGGTATACCCGTAGAAGCTCTAGGTAGAGTTATACTATTTGGTGGATTTGTAGAAGGTAAGTTTAGTCCTGATGTAGCATTTTTAATTGCACAACCAGTTATGGAAATGATTGCATCAATGGGTGTAGCAGCTGGTGTTGAAAAGTTTAGAATGTCAATAAGTGACTTAACTAATAATAAACAAATGACAGAGATTATAAAAATTAAACAAGAGAAAGAAGAGTTTGAAAAAATAGCTAAAGGTGTAAAACAAGATATTAAAAAAGTAAAAACAGAAGACAAAGGTCTAATGACTAAACCTGAGGAGGCAGAATAATGAGTGCATTTAGAGGAATAGCTACAGGTTTTTTAGGTGGTGCAATAGCTGATAAAGAAGCTAAAGATAAAAATAAAGCAGAAGTATTAAAAGGTGCTGCAAAAAATTATTTTAATAATACATTACCAGAAACTATTGAAATGGAAAATAACATAAAAAGTAGTTATGATAGAATTGCTACTGAATTTGGTACTCCTGCCGCAGAATTAGCAGATATAAATAAAATTATAACTGGTGATGGTAAAGGCTATGATAACTTTAAAGAAATATTAAAAAGTAATAATCTTAAAAAAGAAGATTTAGATAAAGCAACCTTTGATACAGACTTTAATAAAAGATACAAAACAAGAAGTAAAACTTTTCAAGAAAAATATAAACCTATCTTTGATCAAATTGGTATAAAAGAAATTGGTGGTATGGGACCTTACACAGTTAAGAGTCAACTAGAAGGTGATGCTACTACTGATACCATGGTAGATGCACCTCCAGCTACTGGAGAAATGCAGCAGTTTTCTAGTACAAAATTATCAGATTAT